AATCTTGTGAGAAGGCTACATGCGCAGGGGCTTGTTTGTTATTGGAGGGCTGGTTGGAAGATGAGGATATCGAATATGTGCCACTCATTTTCATGCACGACGAACTTGACTTCATGACGCGAGTTGAAGACTCTATAAGAGCTCGCGATCTAGGCATTAAGGCATTTCAAGAAGGGCCGAAGTTATTCGGTGTTACAATCATGGATGGCGACGGTAAAATAGGAGAAGACTGGTATGATATTCACTAACTACAGGCTGTATCCTAATGGCGAAGTAGTTCACCAGGATGATTTCCACGAGAAAGATTGCAATGAGCAACCATACGACGACTACATAGTGGTTGTCATACCAGATGAGGTAGTTCTCTATATTGAGGAGGCTGCTTCGTGAGGAAGAGGTTTCGGATAAGAATTTGCGCAGTTATGTTATGGGCGTATATAGACTGCGCGCAGCTTTGCTACCCTATGAGGGGCGCAAGTATATTAAGGAGGTGGTGAAATGAAGGTAGAATTAGCTATTAGAGGTAGCAGTGATGAAGACTTTGGGGATATGCTAGTCCTGTCAAACGGTGCGCTCGCTCCTCACACAACGCTGATCAATGCTTCGACAGCGTATTATATCAAACGGCATTGGGACTTCGAGACCCTGTTGGCTTTGATCATTGAGTTTAACAACCCCACCCCTCGCCGACGGGAGGAGGTGCCTGGGGTGATACCTGAGAGGGCCTTCGAGGCAGCTCAGCCGCAGTCAGCTAGCGACGCGGTCACTGCTGCAACTGCCGAAATCCATGCCTGCCTCCTTGTATCGTTACGCGCAAAGGATGACGTAGCAGTCGCACAGCATCAGCAGCAGGACGCAGAGACGGCGCTCCTCCTCGCCATACAGTGTTTTGACTCGCTAGCACCTGCTGGCGGCCAAGAGGGCTCTCAAAATGGATAGCGCTAAGATTCAAGTGTGTGACAGCTGGCTCTATGCCGAAGGTTTTGCAGCCGCTCTCAAAGAGTCTAACGAGACGCAGTACAACCAGACAGACCTAGGGGGTGCTATCGCGTTACTAGCACAGCCATCCCCTGAGTTGCTCCGCACTCTGCAATGCGCAATAGCCATCGAAGAGGGGCAGCAGCTCTATAGCTTCTCCTCATATATGCGATTGAATCCAGAGAATTTTGACACCAAGCGCAGGATACACGAAGACAGCAAAGTGGATGATGCTCGGATGACGAGGGCTGCAATTCTATACCTGACCGACAATGACGGCTGTTCAGGTACCGCCTTCTGGAGCCCAAACCCTGAAGAGCGTAAAGAACCGCTACATTTCGTAGCTGCGCGTGTCAACAGGCTGCTTATGTTTCCCGCGCACTACCATCATTCACGCTATCCATTCGCAGGTTTCGGCAGGGTAGAGGCAGGCAGCCGCAGCATCATAGCCATGTTTTATAAACTCAAAGGAGACTGAAATGGTCAATAGAATCGGTGTAATAGCAGTGAACCGTGGAGCGTTTTACAAGCAGCTTATTTACAAGCAGCTTAGTCAGCTCGAAATACCGTATCTAACGTCGTACCACTACATCGAAATGGGCGCATCCAGCCTTGACTATGATGCACTAGAGATCTGGGGGCTGGGGCGGATGCGCTCAGACTACCATTCAATACTTGCATCGTTTGACGCGCCCGTTAACCTGGTAAAACCCCCGCTTCCACTAGATACGGTTCAGTATTTATTGGTACAATTGGCGCAAGAGGCTTCCGAGGTGGCGCAAGCCGCCACAAAGTGTCTCATGTTCTCTATGGAAGATCAGCACCCTGAGAAGCCGCAGTCTAACCTCGAGGCGTTGGAAGCGGAAGTCACAGATCTGCTGGGGATTCTCGCCCTCCTAAGAGAACACGATGTCTACATAGATATCAATAACGCTAGCGGCGTGACAGCCAAGAAACATAAGACGGAGCATTACATGAAGTACGCAGCACGCATCGGCACCTTACAGCGCGGCAATACGTGATAGCACTCATTGACATGGATAGCTTGGTATACCGGGCGTTCCCAGGTCGTAGGGCGGGAATTGACGGGGATACCATAATAGCGACAGATGGCGTGGGTGGTATCCGCCCGATGGAATTCACCCATACGGAGGATATGGAGTATATCAGAGGGGCCTGGGAGAACTTCTCTCGAATGGTAAAGGATATCCAAGTCTTCACATTCTCTGACTCGATGAAGGGCGCAGTAGGCGGCAAGGATAACTTCAGGGATCAGCTCTTTCCCGACTACAAGAAATCTAGACGTACCCAAGCTAAGTCATTGCAGCGCGATCTTGTGCGAACGGTGACTGGAATGGCCGTTGAACAAGGGATCGCTACTCCTGCTCACGGGCGAGAGGCTGATGACCTCATTCGTATCTGGGCTGAAGAGTGCAGGGCTGCGGGGGAGGAGTTCATTGTCTGTAGTATCGATAAAGACCTCCAGTGCATCCCCGGGACTCATTGTCTCCTGCACAATCCTCGTGCGCTCGTAATAAAGGAGGTTTCAGAGATGCAAGCCATACGGCATTACTACACGCAGCTCATCTCTGGTGATGCTGGTGATGACATCCCTGGTGTGGCTGGCTTCGGCCCGATCAAATCTAATGGCGTTATCTCCAGGTGTTTCAATGAACCGTCAATGCGGAGGGCTGTTATCAGGACTTATCAAGGGGTCTATGGGGAGGAATGGTATGCCAAACTACGTCTGTATGGCTCGCTCATCCACATCCAACGCACTTTTGATGATGTGTTCGAACCAATGGACTGGGATGAAACGGAGGATTTCCTATGAGTAATGGACACTGGCTCTTTTCGCGCCAGATGGGTGTAGCCGGATACACAGGCTTCGTCTATGTGATACGCGACTATCTCAGTGGTCATTTCTACATTGGTAAAAAGAACTACAAGGTAGAGAGAGGAGAGCACAAGGGGCGGGAGAGTGATTGGCGCACGTACATGAGCTCTTCCAAGCATCTTAGAGAGCTTTTGCTGCATGTGCCGAAGGATGGCTTCCAGGGCATTGTCCTTGAAGAGTACTCGCAGAAGGCCTCACTCCGCTACGCTGAGACGTGGTCACTGTGCCGTATCAATGCGCCCTGTAACCCTCTTTGCTTTAACGTGCGCATTGAAGAGATTTCATGGGCGATTAAGGAGCCTCCGACAGATCTGCACATAGAGCGCTTGACCCGTGCTACTACAGGTGGGAACTTCAGAGAGGACTATCTGACAGGACTATTCGAACCAACTTAAGGAGGAGACATGATGGCGCAAGTATCTGTACCATTGCAATGCAAGTGGCGCTGGATGATGGTCTATTGCCGGTCCCGTAGACTGCCTCCCGCCCAGGGCTGGGCATGGTCACGCGCCCAGGCTGCTTATGAGCAGGCGTGTTCTAGCGGGGGAACATAATGGGAAAAGTCATTGGATCAGAGCGATGGCCCTGCCCGGATGCATCATGCGGCTCCTCAGATGGCGTGCGACTGTTTAACGACGGGACATACTACTGCTTTCCGTGCAAGACCCGCTTTGAGACACTCGGCGCCCAGCCACCACCGCCTGCTACCGCGCTAGCTCAACCAGTATCCCAAACAAAATCGCGTCTGGCTAGATACAGTGAGATTGCTGAACTGCCAATAAGGGGCTTTAAAGAAAGGCAGATAACAAAGGACATCACTGCCTACTACAAAGTCAAGGTGTCGTACGACGACAGGGGTAAGATCGCTACACATTACTACCCCTATGATGGGGGTAAGCGCTATAAGGTCAGGGAGCTGCCCAAGAGCTTCACATGGATTGCTCCAGGTGCCGACAAAGGTTCCAAGAGCCTCTTTGGGGTGGAGCTCTTCAGTAACGGGGGCAAGCGCGTCATCATCACTGAGGGCGAGTTAGACGCGTTGGCTGTAGCACAAGCATCCTACGACAGATACCACGTCTTCTATCCTGTGCTTTCGGTGGCCTCTTCCAGTAACTTACAGGGGCTAATAACACACCGTGAATGGCTACGAACATTCAATGAGATTATAATCTCATTCGACATGGACAAGGCTGGGGAAGAAGCTGCAGAAGCTGCGGTAAACATCATTGGCATAGACAGAGCGCGTATTGCACGGTTGCCTCAGAACGATGCCAGCGCGACTTACATCGAGAGCGGCGGTGAGGTGCTAATCAAGTGCATGCTAAACGCAGGCGCCTACTTGCCACTAGGTCTTGTGATGCGAGACGAACTGTGGGCACGATTGACAGCGGCAGGCGTTGCACCAGGGATCGATTACCCGCCGTGTCTTGCGGGAGTGGCTAGTAAGCTCCAAAAGATACGTGAGGGCGAGATAGCCTTGCTTGTCTCAGGGACAGGCTGCCATGCGCCAGGCACCAAGATCCTCATGTTCAATGGAAAGACAAAGCTGGTCGAGGATATTCGCATTGATGACGAAGTTATGGGGGAGGATGGCCTCGCAGCTCGAGTCCTAGAGCTTCATAGTGGCAGGGAAGCTATGGCACGAATCACATTAGCAGACAGCACAAGCTTTACTGTCAACAAGAGCCACACCCAAACTTGCGTAAGCAGCTCTGACATGCTAGGCTTTCCGCTAGGTGCTACTGTAGACATCAAGATCCGCCAAATACTTCAACTCACAAAGTCGATCCGTTCCAAGCTCAGACTCTTCAGATCTGGACCTCTAAAGTTCACCAAGAAGTCGCTGCCTATACACCCGTATGTTCTAGGTGTCTGGCTTGGCTCAAACAACAGTCGTGCAGTGAGTTTCCCGAAGGTGAGGGGCTTTGGCTTCATCAAGGGGGCTTTTGAACGGGAGGGTTATTTCCTTTGCGACTCTGAGCTGACAGATAAGGAGTGGTCTGTAGACGCATCGTTGGAGTCTGCGTTGGTTACCCTGGGCTTATGGGGCAACCCGCATGTTCCTCCCAAGTATAAAATAACAAATATCAAAGATCGACAACGACTGCTAGCAGGTCTAATCGATGCAGGTGGGCGATATTCACACACCCATAAACGATACGAGTTTCCGTTAGCAGATCCTCAGCTGCAGGACGATATTGTGTTTGTCTGCAGATCGTTAGGTTACGAGGCAACTGTACTCAACGATGTTGTCCGCTTCAGAGGGCCAAGGTTTCACGAGCTGCCTGTTGCACTTAGATACAAGGTGGCTGACAAGTATGATCCCGGCGCAGGTAACAGGGACTGGCTGACATTCGACATAACACTACTACCACCAGGAGATTTCTATGGTTTTACTTTAGACAATGACGGACGATTCTTACTAGGTGACTTCTTGGTGACACATAACAGTGGGAAGTCTACCGTACTACGGGAGATCATGCTCCACGTGCTGGAGACAACAGACGCTAGTATCGGTGTGGTTGAACTTGAAGCGTCCCCACATGAGACTGCGCGGCAATTAGCGTATATGCAGCTGAGGCACAACCCCGTCGTCAAGATGTTCCCTTTGGAACAACTCAAGCCTGGCTTCGATAAGGTCTTTGGCGATGACAGGGTGACCATCTTAGACCACCAGGAATCGCTCGAGAAGAGTATCGCCGATAAGCTTGAGTATATGGCGTTGATGGGCTGTAAGTATCTCTTTATCGATCACATCACCCTCCTTGTGTCTGAGGGGGTGGATAACTTGACAGGTAATGAGGCGCAAGACAAGCTCATGAATGATCTCAGACGATTGGTAAAGAAATATCCGATATGGATAGGCCTGATATCCCAGCTTAGAAAGACGAGTGGTGATAAAGGGAAGTCCTTTGAGGAGGGCCGTATGCCCTGCTTGGATGACATAAAGGGCTCAGGCAGTGTAAAGCAAGTTCCCTTTGACATCGTAGCCTTTGCAAGAAATATGTCATCACCTGATGCAAATATCAGAAACAAGATGAAGATTAGTGTGCTAAAGGCACGTATCACAGGATTGACAGGGCCGGTTGATGGCGCCACGTATGATTTTGTGACAGGCAGGTTGGTAGCATCAGGTGCCCCGCCACCAGAGCAAGAGCTGAAAGACTGCGGAGCGATGAAAGTAATAGGTTCCGGTAGGTTAACTAACGAAGAAAAGAAGGAGATTGAATGAATTCAGATGACATCAGCATGCAGCTGGGTATAATCCGCAGCACAAAAGGTAGCCAGGCAAAAGCTGCTGCATTGGCACAGTTTGACTCACCGCTGATGCGAGACATACTACGCAAGACGTACGACACAGGAATTGCGTGGGGCATCTCCGCCGAAGCTGTTGATGCCTTGCGGTTTACATATAACGCTGATGACTTTGTAATAGGGGCCGAGACTTGGGGGCTACTCGACGCTCTCGTGTTGCGAACCCTTGTAGGACGGGCGGCTGTAGATACAATCAAGAATCATTTAGCTTCCTTATCACCAGAATCGGCATGGGTGCTACTGGGCATACTCAGAAAGACTCACTCTATTGGGATGGGCGTGACTTCAATCAACAAGGTCTTTCCCGATCTGATCGCTAGCTACCCGTACATGCGCTGCAGTCTTCCCAAGGACGTCAAATTCGAAGAGTGGCCATGGACTGATGGGGTATTTAGCCAGTTAAAGGCCGATGGCATGTATATCGACATCTCGATCGCTGCCGATCATACAGCGACGATCCGTTCTAGAGAAGGGCAAGACCTTACCGCCGCTCTTCCTGGGATCGCACTACAGGCGATCTTAAGCCTAATGCCGAGATTGAGCTGTCAGGGTGAGTTGCTAGTCAAGCGAGACGGCAAGCAGCTTGACAGGCAAAGCGGTAATGGTATTGTGAATAGCATTGTTCAAGGGGGGAGCTCTGCAGGATACACATTACATGCTTCGCTATGGGACATGACATCACCTACATACGGCGCTGATGTCCCATATGAACGGCGCTTTGGAGCACTGTGTGAACTGCTTGGGACAGGGCGTGGGGTGCTCTGCCCTATCGAAAGCAAGCTCGTAGGCTCGATGGACGACGCGATCGAGCATTTCGAGGAAATTCGAGCGCGTGGGCTTGAAGGCACCATCCTGAAGAATCCTCAAGGCTTTTGGAAGAATGGCACCTCGCGAGACCAGGTTAAGATGAAGGGTGTCGCGGAGAATACAATGCAAGTCACAGGCTTTACCGAAGGGCATGGCATGTTCAAAGGGTTGGTAGGGGCGCTCTGTTGTGCAAGTGAAGACAGCAGAGTCGCTACTAACGTTAGCGGCTTTAGTAAAGATCTGAGAGTGGACATCACAAATAATGAGGCGGTTTGGTTGGGTGCTTATGTGGATGTGCAGCACAACGGGCTGATTCTGAATAAGAATACCCAGCTCTATTCCCTTCAAAACGCGCGATTCTCTAAGACTCGCATCGATAAATCTTCAGCCGACGTATTAGCTGATTTTAAATAGGAGCGTATTATGTTTAAGACAGAAGCAGCGCTGATTGCAGCAGTTCGCGAGATTGATATCGCAGCTGCTAAGTACCTCATGGAGCTGATGCCTCTGCCGCTTGGCGGGGATGACAGCTATTACCTTGATAATGTAATGGACTGGAGCGCCACACCGCAAGGGCATACATATTGGGCGAGGATTGAGGGAGACCTGGACGCTATACACCGAGGGGGAGCACCTATGAAGAAAGCTGCTAAGATACGGATGAACACCTTCGATACGAGCACGTCGCAATTGAATCTTATCAAGGACTATGAACAAGCAAGAGCTGCCTATTATGAGCAGCGGTACACAGACTTGTTCGAGGCCGTCAGAGCTATGGCGACCCCGGACAGTGAGCAAGTCTTGGTGAGGTTGACCGAGGCGAGGTAGCAACAGAATACAACTGCAGGGGTCGTTAGCCTTTTGCAGCTGGTGATATGCCAAAAACGCGTAAGCTCGTTCAGGGACTTGCGTGAGTAAAGTACGGCTTGGTGAGGTATTCACTAGGCTGGGATGATACATCTCGAACTTTAAAATTAAGCAGCTTTTCCGAAAATTCTCGACGTAAACGGTTGATTTCATTGGGCATTTTGCCCGTTAAATTAACCCTAACGGAGAGAGAAAAGGGCAAGCTGCTATGCTGGGCGTTGGTCATTGCGACCCTCCCCGGCATATATGAAGCAATGGATCCGTCCATTGCAACTTTATTTTAAATTTGAAAAGGTAAGAGAAACCATGGCAAAAGTTATATACGTAGCTAACGACGGTACACAATTCGAAAACAAGCCTGATGCAGACTTCCATGACATGAAGCCTATTGTAATGGAGCATCTTGCAGAGCTTGGTGAATTCACTGACAGCGTTAAGGCCTTCGTGATTAACAACAAGAATGCTATTGTTGAGGCCTTCAACTTTGGTGTGACAAAGCTTGAACTTGATACCCTAGGCGCTGAGCTTAAGCTTGTGAAGGAAGCTTTCACAACAACTGGCACAACAACTACGCCATTCATGGTCGCTAACGGTGACGAGATTCGTCGCGCATTCAAGTCACTCCGCAAGAAGTTTTCGGACTCAGACAAAGTTCGCATCGCTATCGAAAGATTGATGACTGCTGGTGCTGATGAGCCTACCGCACGTACCGTCACTCAGTTCCAAGAGCAAGTGCTTGCTGCCTACAAAGCTGCATCACCGCGTGCAAACGTGAGCCCGAAGGTAACTGAGCAATTAGTCGCTCAGCAAGAGCGCGTACGTATTGAACGTGCTGAAGATGAACGTCAAGCAGAGCATCGTGACATGACGTACAAGCAGTACAAGATTGACCTTTACCTAACTGCAACTGATGCTGAACTATCAGTTGCCGATCTTCGCGAGTTGCGCAGCGATGAGTTAGGTGAGACTGCTACCGAGAGCTAAGCTGCAAAGGGTGTTCCTGATCGTGGGAACACCCATTTTTTTCGCAAAAGGAAGGTATGGAGATAATACGAGAACGTGTAGCAACGGACTACTCCCTAATATGGGTTGACAGAGAGCATCACGAGTGGCCACTCCCCGCAATGGCCACCAGTCACATCCAGAACGTCATCCGAAATGTATGGAATCAAGGTGTCCCCGAGGCATATCGGGTAGGCTCGCGCCAGCGTGTGCTTATCCCCCGAGAAAACACCCGTGACCTCCTCGTACGCTTGTTGGCTGACTTCTCTCACCGCAAAGATCTAAGCACGGAGGCTACTCAATGGATTCGGCACATGCGCAAGAATATGGAGCATTATGATGCGACCCTGCATACCTCGGTGGGCCGAGCAGGACGGCAGGATCAGGCCACTAAAGGGGCTCTCCACGGCAGTCCTGACGAATAAACTGGTCACGCTGTGGAACACCGTCCACATGCGTACAGTGCACCCCTATAATGTGTCGGCTAAAATAAAGGCTGCAAACAAGACACCTCAGATGGTCGCGGCGATGCTTGAGGAAGCAAAGAGCCGCCCTGACTTACTCAGGTTCCAAAAGCGTCAACTTCGACGCATAAATACTTTAATCAACAGAGGACTTCCTAAATGACGACACTAGCTAGAATGTGGGTGGATGTAGCAGGTTACGTAAAGGTCGCTTTACGGCCCTCACCCAACAACACGCAATGGATGGGGCCCGGCCCCCTGCATGTCGAGTTCGCGCGTTGGATTGGGCCCTGGTATCATGTTGCCACGGGCGAGCTTTACGTTGTTGATGTCACAGCGCAGCCTTCCGCTGCCGCTTCCAAGGCACTCCCTCGATGAGCGGCAAGATGCATAAACGTCTTCGGCGTATGGCTCTTCTTGTGAATCGTCTTGGCCCTGAAAGGACGTACAGCCTCGAAAAGGAGAGGTCTCCGAGGGGCGACACGACCTCGAAATTGGTGCTCACGCCGGATTGTCGCCGTAAGATAACACAACAGCTGAAGCATTATTACGCTTCAGGGGGGGTGGGCGCCGTAGCAGACGCGGTGTCACGCATGAGATGCAACCCACACACTACGCAGTCTAAGGTATTAGGCAGCAATGGAGATTCTAATGACAATAACGTTAGCGACGCTGCCCCAATCGACAGCACAGGAAGTATTTGATCAAGTAGTTGCGCATCTTTCGCGCCAGGGTGAAGCTTGCTACCTGCTTGGTACCTGCCAGTACCACCGCGATGACCTGCGATGCGCAGCAGGTTGCTTGATCGCCCCGTCGGAGTACAAGCCGAGCATGGAGCGGCACGTTTGGAAGACCCTGGTTGCATCGGAGATGGTGCCTGACACGCATCGGAATCTCATAATGGCGTTGCAATCGGTCCATGATAACAACAATCCCGATGCGTGGAGCGAAATGCTACAGGCGGTGGCTTTTCGCTTCAAGCTTATAAGCGCGGAGTGCAGCGACCACACTTTGAAATGCTTTCTCGATAGCTTCGACAGCCTTTATCACAAAAGGAAGCGAGCTGATATCAGGCAGAATGATCGTGACTTCAAAGTAGGGCAGGAGATTCTCTATCAAGAGGGGGCGCCAACAACAGAGGGTTATAGTCTCACGGGGCGTTGGCTGCGCTGCGAGATAACCGATATCTCTACGGACATGCTACCTCCTCGTGTTGTCATGCTGTCACTCGCAATCAAGAAGCGGTCATGAAACGACATTATTTTAAACAAGCAGATGAGGACGATATGACTTTACGATTAGCAAAGATACAAGGGTACGTGCCACCACGCTGCCTTCTGGACGGCGCGACCGCCATGGAGGAGTACAACGCGGGGAGGAACCCTTGCTGGATGTGCGGATGCCCTCGTGAAAAATGCGAGAGCAAGGTGGCTAGACGATGAAGAGCTTGCTATCTATCCTGAGCAGTGTAATCTTTTTCTTAGCAATCTACGCGATGTACAGAGGTTCCTACCTGATACTACAGCTGGAGGTGTGGGGTCCTTACGATTGGGTCGTTCTTGGGGCGTGTGGTGTGTTCACCGGTGTAGCAATCCAGGGGCTGTTGAAGGGTGAAAACGAAGAACGAAAGGAGGAGAGAGCATGACAACAGGGATTTTAGACGCTACTGCCACATCAGGTGAGTACGCTGCATTACAGGCCATCGACTTGATGATCGACGTAGAGACATTAGGGACAAAGCCGAACAGTGCAATCCTCAGCTTTGCCTTTGTGCAGATGGATTTTAAAAACAATAAACTCGGTCACTTCCTCGAGGTCGCCCCGATCAATATCAACTCCTGCCAACGTGTTGGGATGAAGGTAGATGGCGCCTCGATAGACTGGTGGTTCTCGCAAACCAAGGAGAACCAGCTGTCATTGAAGCGTGCTAAGGACGGGCATCAGGTGCTCATTAAAGAAGCTGCGCAGGCGGCAGGCGAATGGATTGTGACTCGCTTTGGCGATAAGCCTGTTCGTGTCTGGGGGGATAGCGCACGCTTTGACGTGGGTCTGATGGCGAATATGTTCGCCTCTTGTGGTTTTAAAATGCCCTGGGATTTCAAGAATGAGATGTGTTACAGCACGCTCAAGACAATGCACCCTGCGACGCCAACCGAGTTCAGGACTGGTAGAGCTGATTCCGAACCCCTAGGCACTGCCGCTTGGCAAGCAACCCACTTACTCAAGCTGAACAAGAAGCACGAGCTTGCCCTAGACTGGAGACCATGATGTTAGAGAGTACCGTAGAAGCCATGCGCTTCCTAGCGCGAAACAACCGTCACATAGCACTCTGGAAGAAGGAGAAGGCGACAGCTGACACCAGGATGTTGATAGCGAATCTCAAGGTAGCAAATGTGTCTAGAGAACTTATCGTCGCTACATGTAAAGCAACAATGCCCGAGCTATACGCAAAGGCGAAAGAGTGCTCCCGCTGACACATCGGTACTAATGTGTCGAGCGGAGGCTGCTGGGCGAACCTTGCCATGCGCAAGCTAGTCGCCTATCTCCCGTATCACGCAGTGACTCCGCAATTTATTCAAAACTCTTTTTGGAGAAAAACAAGAAATGATCTCAGTTGAAGGTAGTATTGATATTATATACCCCCGCAGTACAACGCATCTAGCTCAGAATGTTGATGGTCTGATCATGGGCTTCATCGAAGAGCCTACACGTTCCGTCAGCGTTGGTGACCGTTGGGTAGGTGAGCGTTCTGGTGTGATAGCGCGACTTGCCCCAATATCCCCGGACCTCATCAGCCAGCTTGATGTTCGGCTATGGGCACCGGCAATTGTCAATGGGGTGCTAACCCCGAAAAAGAAGCGAGCTACTGTAATAATACGAAACGTAGACACCGCACCCTTCGCGGTGCCTGATGATACGGAGCGACTGACCCAAGATATGGATGGGCGCATCTGCTCTATAGTGCGAACACCATCTCTCCGTCGTCCTCCCATAGAAGTGCTGAGGGGTAAGCGACGGGAGAGTTGGATTGACATCGCCGTAGAGGACGCTGTTGTCTCAAATGGTGTACTATCGGAGCTCGTACTATGAAGATCAATATAGTAGACGGTGCATTTACATTGGACAACGACACAGTCTGTGTCACACAGGATATGACGGGTGAGGTTACAGCCTTCAAGGATGTCCCAACGTTAGTCGCAGGGCGCTTTCGCTCTTCTACGCCCTGCATCGTTATCACACGCACAGTGTGCGCCCCGACCAAGCCTCTTCGACTTGACCCCACAGAGGGTGAGCTTCATATCGTAGAGGGTATCCTTTTACAGAAGAAAGACGTCACCCAGAGAATCACGCTCCCCCCTAGTGAGAGTGCTACAGCTGTAAGCAAACCTGCTGCGGTCTCCGGGGGCAAGTCGTTATACTACCATACAAAGCTTCATTACGAAGCGCTGTTGGAGACTGACAAAAGGGCGCATCGGCTACAACTTGGAGGCGTGCCGTTCTGGGTCCCACTCGCGTTATGTAGAGCGCACAAGGAGCACGAGCGTACTATATACGTATGGACAGAGTGGCTTACCCAGAATCTGCCTGAACCTGCATACAAGCAGACACCACCGGCGATAGACCAGATCATAGTCTCTCCCGCAGGTGGTGTCATCAAGCGAGCAGAGTATGTGCCTATCCTGACGAAGCTGCTCTCGGAACGAATGGGGGTGCCTATGCATCAGATCCGAATTACAACAGAGAGGGGGAATATTAGATACACTGTAGTAACATCTTGAAGCAACGATAGTTCTTTCACAAACAGGAGATAAAATCATGGGAACACCAATACCCCACGCAGCAGGGTACTATACCACCGTAGGTGAGATCACGTTCATAAACAAGCTAGGTACGTATAGCGAGGTGGGCAGACGGCTTAGCCCCGTAACGCTTCTTGAGCGGTATCTGGAGGCTTGTAACAAGCGAGCCGTCTGGGAAAAGATTGACGCGGTGACTGTCATCCGTCACGCAACCAAGGCACTACGGCTAGCTCGTGCTAGGGAAGATGGCCTTGTCACTACTCTTTAAGATAGGCCTTACAGTAGCCATCCTCCTCCCAGGTGTGGCGGGTGTGGCGGGCGTATACGAGATTGCATGGTTGCTGGATCTGCTGACTCTAGTTGCTGGAGGCGCTCTCGTCGGGATGCTCGTCTACGCACTTGTATTAATCTGGGAGTAACTCAACAAACCACCAGCTGTTGCTCAGGCGCAGCTGGTCATAGGAGACGTTATGCATTGCATGATGACAGCAGCATTATTGAGGAAGCAGCGACATGGACAAGCCGTGTACATCATTCGCGGGGGTGAAGCATGACCTCGAGCATCGACTACTCGATGCTCCCTGAGCATATGCAAGAAGGTTTTATGCGATACTTCGAGCAGGGCATCGTAGGGGGGAGCTTTCAGCGGGGACTGCTAGAGAACAACTTGAGCCATGCTGTCTTTACGTGCAATGGCCCACCTAAGCAGAACTGGCTGACATTGCGAACTTGCGTGATGTTCCTCCACTGGGAAGTGCCTAGTGCAGCTTGGGGCTCTAAAGAGAAGGTGGAGGCTTGGTCAAGAAAGCAGCAGATTATCCTCAATGATAAACGACTCTCAGAATCGGGGGACTGACCAACGAACTGGAGGGGCTGCTCCGTCTAGCGGACGCCATCCTCCATTCTGACAAAAGAGATACTAGAAGCGCTTTGTTACTGCCTCATCTGTTTGTATGATGGACGCGGCATCTAGCCTAAGGTTTTTTTTTTTTTTTTCAAAGCAAACAAGGAGCTCGTATGAAAATCATCACAGCAGCTGAGGCTGCGGAAGCATCCAGCAAAGCTAGGACAGCTCTCGCCTTTAAAGTGCAGTCTGAGCTTTTACTCTACAAAGACGAACGTGCTCTTGTAATGCAATGGCTTAGTGTGCGCATTGAGCGTGCTACCAGACGGGGCTACAACCAGGTAGCCTTTAAGTGGCCCAGTTTAGCCGCCGCCCACCCTGCCGCCTGTGATTATGGCCTGGCAGAACTGCGTTGGCTGACCACACTACGAGACCTCGGCTTTGAGGTTACACAGGGTGGCGTCGTGTACACCATTAGCTGGGAGGCGGAATGAACAACAATAATGGACGAAGCCTTTGTTATATTGCGGTATCTGATCGGTAAAGTAATAACTAAACATTAACAAGGAGAAAAGAATGGGCAAGCAAACAGTAGTAATAGACATCCCTGATGGATGGGTCTACGCCGACTACCGGAAGCCCTGTCTGGGTGAGGCTCTTGTGGAGGACGGCGTTGTCGTACGTGCGCAAAGCACATACCTACACAGTCAAATAATTGTCACGCAAGCAAAGGTCTTGCTTCGCCGAGTGTTTGACTTGACAAGCGAGACAAAAAACGTGGCTCACGAGGGTGACTATTTCTCGATGTTCTTGACCACCGCAGGTATAGGTCGGTGGTCACTAGCAACTCCCTCAACAGGTTACTTTTACATATGGCGTGAAATCACTGAGGCAACCGGGGTGACCTTTTGACAAGGGCGTTATAATGCTAACTACAACACTGAATAAGATAGACGCGCTTAATCCTTGTGATGATGATAGATGGGAGAAACTACTTAAGCACTTAGGCAAGACGCAACCTGATGATGAGCCGCTAACATACTTAACCATACTAGAATCTAATGGGTTCGAGGACGCTCTATGGTGTTGTCGTGCTGTGGAGGATAAGTACCAGAGACGTATGCTTATAGTAATGCTAGTGACGGAGAGTCGGAAGATGCGTGGGATAAAGCGCGTACAGCAGAAGTAGTTGCATGGACGTTCGCTAGAGCAGCTCAGGAAATATACTTTAAAAGGATGATTAGTAATGCTAACTACAACACTGAATAGGATAGCCACGCAAAAACCTTGTGCGCCTGGGTGGAAAACGTTGCTCAAGCACTTAGGTAAGACGCAACCTGATGATGAGCCGCTAACATACTTAACCATACTAGAATCTAATGGGTTCGAGGACGCTCT